TCCTAAAGGGGCAATTATTATATATAGAGAAATGTGGGGAAAAGGAGTCGATAACGTTGAACAAGCAAATCGAATCGCCTCAGTATCCGTGGGAGAAAATCCAATAGCAGTAGCAGACCCAAGCATATTTAACCATCAAGGTGGACCAAGCATTAACGACCAATTTACCCAAGTCTTTGCTAAGTACAAGCATCCTAGCTTTCGTGGTGCTGATAATGACCGAATATCTGGTTGGTCACAGATACGACAAAGATTAGTAGCTAAACCGCCGTTACTATACATATTTGCCACTTGCCCGTATTTGCTAGAAACCTTACCATCAATGTCAATAGACAAACGTAAGCCAGAGGATCTAGACACAGGCGGTAATGACCATGCCGTAGACGCCCTTAGATACCTCTGCAAAGCTAGGTTAATTGATTCAAAGTGGGAGCAACCAGCAGAAGTATTCAACAAGGGTCTAATTAAGCTACAAAGCTACATAGCAAGCGTTAGATCACAACAAGGTAGAGCTAGAATATGAAGATTGCACCACTATCCCAAAAGTATAGCCCAAGGTGGTGGAAATCACAGCTTACAGATTCAGTAGAGCGTCGCAAAAAGTTTACTGAATCAGCAGAAGAGTCAATCCGCGTTTATAATGCCCAAAAACAAGTCGGTATGCTTAACGATGTTGAGCGCCGTCTTAACGTCTGGTGGTACTGTAATCAAACCTTATTACCCGCCTATTTTAGCTCTACACCACGAGCTGAAGTTAACACCCGTAAGCGTACAGGTGGCATCCCCTACCAGCTAGGTAGCGTAATTCTAGAACGTAACATTCAGTACGCAATGGATGTTCACTTTGACTTCCACCTTGTTGGCCTAAACGCTGCTTTACAGCTTTTACTTACCGGCCAATCTGTACTTTGGGCTAGGTACATCCCTACTTTTGAGACAGTTTTACAAGAAATCGCACTAATTAAAGACCCAACAGGGGCATTAATAGACGGAGAGGGGAAACCTTATGATGGGGACACTAGCAATCTTCGTACTGGCCCTGGTAACATTATTCTCAGTAGTTTTGAAATTGAGCAAAAAGTTGATGAAAAAGCCATTCTCGAAGTTGTGCAGTATTCGGATTACGACTGCTCAGATGCAAGAAATGAGTCGGAAATCGAATGGCAATCGCGTCGTGCCTACTTGGATAGGGCCGAAGCAGAGGAAAAGTTTGGACGCGAAGTGGCAAAAGACCTTACTTACGACTCATATCCAGAAGTAATTAAGAAAGATATTGCTCGCAAAGATGACAAATTTGAGGGTAAGGCAGAGCTATTCGAGGTTTGGTGCCAAGCAACTGGTAAAGTCTATTGGATGCAAAAAGGGGGTGACAAATCAGTCATTGAAACATCAGAGCCACCTACCAAGTTCGATAAGTTCTACCCTTGCTCAGTTATTCGCCAAACAGCAGACCCAGACTCAGTAGTTCCAGTATCAGACTACGCCCACGTTAAAGACCAAATCCTAGAGGTAGAACGGCTTACAACTCGTATCCATGCCGTTACACAAGCTATCCGCACTAACCAGCTTTATGATGCAACTTTGGGCAACCAAGTAGAGCAATTATTTTCAGGTGACCTAAAAGTTATCCCAGTTACTAACTGGCCTAGCTACAAGCAGCGTGGTGGCCTTGCTAACGGCATTGAGAGCCTCAACATTGAGCCGTATATCAACGCCCTTAACGTACTTCAAAGTGCTAGACAAACAGCGCTACAGCAGCTCTACGAGACTCTAAAGGTATCTGACCTGCTTCGTGGTACATCAGAGCAATACAAATCAGCTACGGCAAACAGGCTAGAATCGCAGTGGTCATCCCTTGGCCTAATCGTTCGTCAGAACATGTTTGCTAAGTTTATCTCTGATGCTGTAGCAAACCTTGGCACAATTATTGCGGAACAGTTTGAGCCAGAGACAATCTTTGATGTAGGCGATGCTGATGCTCTTATAGAGCCTACAATCTTTACCCCTCAGCCACCTCCAATGCCGGAAATGGGTCAAGAAGGTATGCCACCAATGGCATTACCAGCGCTCAATCCGCTACAACAAATTGATGACATGAAGCGTCAAATTATTGACATCTTTCGTGATGGCAAAAAACGCGCTTACCGGATCGAAATTGCTACAGACTCAATGGTAGCTATTGACCAGGCACAACAAGCACAAGAAGGCAGCCAACTTATCCAAACGGCAGGGCAATTCTTTGATCAAATGCGTGGCCTTGTAGAGCAATACCCGCCGTTAATTGATTTTAGCATTAGCCTGTTCCAAAACATGATTAAGCGGTTTAAAGGAGGCAAAGAGCTAGATGGCATATTTACCAAAGCCCTTCAGCAAATTGGCGAAATTGCTACAGCAAAAGAAGAAGCAGCAAAACAGCCACCTCCGCCTGATCCGGTCATGCAAGAAGTGCAAGGGAGATTGCAAATTGCCCAAATCGAAGCTCAAAGCAGGTTGCAACAAGCTCAAATGGAAGCTCAAGATCGCGCTGTCAAGAATCAAATCGAGATTCAAAATCAGCAACTAAAAGCTCAGCGTGACCAGTTAGAAGCTCAATTAAAAGTACAAGAACAGCAATTTAAAGAATTTATCGAGCAGCAAAAGCTATCAATCGATCAACAGGAAGTGCAAGTTAAAGCGCAATCCGTTCAAGTTGATATGCTAAAAGTACAGTCGTCAGCACAATCGGAAGCTGATAAAGCGTTAATTAAACAAGAAAGCTCACAGATGCAGCATATTCTTGAAATACAAAAGCTTGAGCTGGAGCAAATGCGAATCCGGCTGTCTGAGTCTGAAAAACTGATGGAAGAGCGCAGATTAGGTAGTGAACAGCAGTTAGAACGCATTCGCATGAGCATGGAAGCTATCCAAACTCGACCAACTGAACAGCCTAAGCAAGATCAAAAGCCGATAGTAATACAAAACATCATACCTAAAGCTGGACGACGTAAAGGTATGATCGGCACAGACGACATGGGAAACACTACGTTATCAATAGAAGATGACGAAGATGAAAATGAAACTGAGAATGAAGATTAACTATGGTTGGGCCACCACCACTACCAATACCTATCCCTATTCCAGCTCCCGCTGGTTCGTCCGGACAAGACGCTGATTATGTTATTACTGCAAGTAATTTAGCTCTATTAGCTAATGAAACAAAATCCAGTTTGCTAGCTGTTTCTAATTTAGGCTCGGCAATTATTTCTCGCATTAACTCAACATTAGACCTTATTGAAGCTCTAACCGGATTTGAAGCGTTTGTAATTGATGCTAGTTCGTTAAATGACTTGGCGAACACTCAATTATCAGACGAGTTAGTTGTTTCTAACGTGGGCGATTCTAACTTTGTTCGGGTAGTAATTTTACTAGGCGAGATTACGCCAACTGGTGCGCCAACTATTGTAATAACTGATAATATAGTCGCTTATGAACAAAGCGTACCAACTACAACTAGTGAAAAACGGTTGGTTTTTGATAACATCCCTAATAGCTTCGTAAGTAGTTTTTACGTTCAGAACAACACAGGCGTATCGCTCGCATCTTGGGGCAATAGCATTATAGTGATTCCGTTATAGGGTAAGCGATGGCAAATATTACCGTCAGCACCAGTAGAAATCTTGATGATGCGCTTGCCTTTGCCATCGCTGGCAGCATTACCTCGTCAACCTCTAGCACAACGTTGACTGGCACAGGAACTACATTCAATGGTACAAACACTCCAGTTGGTTCGCCTATTTACTCAGGCACTAACTTTATTGGCATAGTTTCGTCAATTACCAACACAACAACCATTGTACTTACAGCTAATGCGGCTATCGCTGTTACTAACGCAATTGATGGTTTTGCTTATCGAGGATTGGCTCTTAATAACGGTGAAACAATTACGATTGATAGCGGCGCTACGCTTACAATCAATAGCGATAGTCGCTGGGGTCAGCAAGCAGCAGTTCTAGGCATAACAACGATTTCCGATGGTAATTTAGTGGTAGATGGTACTCAGGTTTGGTGGGTGCCGTTCGATGCTTCAACGGGTAACGTGCCATCACTTGGAACCAATGGTACTGCTGACGTAACAGTAGGCGGCGTCAATCGTGGAGAGTTTTTAGGAATCTTTACAGACCTAGCAGTATCCCCATCAACGGCTGGAGCTGCTATGCCTGCAAGTGGCTATGTAAAGCTCCGTCAAAGAATTGGCACAATTAACGACAATGATGTTTTAACTTTTGCTAACGGTGCAACTGCTACAGTCAATTCAGCAACTGGCGGTCAAAGAGGCTGGCTAAATATCGTAGGCAGAGAAGCAAGCACAGGCGTACTTGTTTCAGGATTTTCTAGCACTACTTGGACTGGAGATTGGTTTGAACTAGGAACTACTAACGGCAACATTGGACAGCAAATCAAATATTATGTAGCGGATTTATGCCCAGCGTTACAAATTGAAACTAGCGCAGGAAGCGGTGTTTATGAGTGGTGGCAGCATATACCAACAACTCTTGCTCCAGCAGGGACAATTACTACCACTGCTGGTAGTGCAATCGTAACAGGGACAGGAACTACATTTAACAC